ATCTTGAGTGATATCTATACACAGCTATCAAGATCAATGAATTAGGCATATATAAAAGGATATTGCAATGGATAGTAATGAAATAGTTTCGATGTTAGAAGAGAGTGTATGTTTGGTAGAGTTCACTAAGGTGAACGGTGAAAGCCGACTCATGAAATGCACCTTGATGTCTGATAAGATTCCTGTCAAACCAATTCATCCAGCCGAGACCCGGTATCCCCAAATGCGAGAGAAAGTCATCTCTGTGTGGGATGTCGAGAAAGATGGCTGGAGATCATTCAGAGTTGATTTATTTAAGAGTATTGAGAAGGTAGAATAATATGAGTTGTGTCTATAAAGGCGAAGTCGTAGAATCAGAATTATCTGGTAATGCCAATGGTGGGTCAGAGCAGATGCGTAAGCGTCTACTCAATAATGTTAGATCAGATCTATTAGAGAATTTTGCGATTCACTTCTCGCGTCCTAGAAAGATATACGATGATGTTCCTAATATCTTATATTGCCACGATTTGGCAGAAGATCCAGAGAATAAAATTCTATTCAACCGAGGCTGGGAAGAGTTTGATCATTTCGTTTTTGTTTCGGCCTGGCAACGAGATCAGTACATCAACATGTATGGTATTCCATATTCTGATTGTTCTGTCATCTATAACGCAGTAGAAAAGCAATACAATCCTGTCGATAAGCCAACAGATACGATTCGCTTCATTTATCACACGACACCCCATCGAGGCCTTGAATTGTTGGTTCCTATCTTCGACCAATTGTGCAAGACACACGATAACATTCATCTTGATGTATTCTCTTCGTTCGAGATCTATGGATGGCCTGAGCGTGATGAGATGTATAAAGAAGTCTTCGAGCAAATTAAAGAGCATCCAAAGATGACGTATCACGGCTCAAGACCAAACGAAGAGGTTCTGTACTATCTCGATAAGGCTCACATCTTTCTTTATCCGAATATTTGGAAAGAAACATCTTGTATTGCACTGATTGAGGCAATTAAGAGCCAGGTCATTTGTGTCCATCCTAACTATGGAGCCTTGGCAGAGACGGCAAGTAATGCGACAATCATGTATGATTATAATGAAGATTTAGGCAAGCATGCAAATTTCTGTTACTCTGTCGCATTGCAATTAATCAACACAATCAAGCAAGATGAAAATTATTTCAATCGATTTTCAAAATCCGATCGCTTCGCTTTGGCCCGAAATAATATAGAGTCATTCACGACCATGTGGAACTCATTATTGGCCAATCTGATTTACAAATTCGATAATCAAGATGAAGAAGATGAAGGATAACATCATTCAGTTCCCTCAGATGCACTTTCCTGGGTCACCCCCACAGAGTGCGGAAGAGATAGCAGAGCAGATCAAACAGTACAAGAAAAGTTATTCAGATGAGATTGCTGAGATTCTATGGCAAAATCTTTTGGGTGAACTTGGTCGTGCTGGGTGTGATTTGAATTCAGATGTTGATAAGCATTTCCCATCAATGATTCTGATACTCGAATCAATACGATCTCTGCACCTAATGACCCAGGGGCTTGACCATCCGCTACAGCAATTCGCGAAAGATAATATCTCTTATGAAGAGTGGGATGGCAAGCAGGGTCTTGACTTTGACGATCAATAGTGATATAATACTCGATCAAATTAAACAATGGTAATAACATGATTTTGGTAGACTATAACCAGGTTATCCTTGCGAACCTGTTCGCCTCGATTGGAAACCACCACAACATCGAATTAGATGATCATCTCGTTCGACATATGTTCCTCAATTCACTCCGATACAATCGCAAGAAATTCTCCGAAGAGTATGGTGAATTGGTCATCTGCACAGATAATCGAAATGTCTGGCGACGAGACCTCTATCCTTACTACAAGGCCAACCGAAAGAAGAATCGTAGTGAATCTGAAATCGACTGGAATGCACTTTTTGAAATTATGGATACCTTGAAGTGTGAGGTCAATGAACACTTTCCTTACAAGGTTCTTGGGTTCGATAGGTGTGAGGCGGATGACATCATCGGCACCATCGTACACGAATATGGCACCGAGCTCAACATGGGCTCTGAACCCATTCTGATTCTATCGGGCGATAAGGATTACATCCAGCTCCATACGTATGCGAATGTTTCTCAGTTTGATCCAGTAAGAAAAAGATGGATCAGAAACGCGAATCCCCATAAATATTTGCAAGAACACATTTTAAAAGGAGATGTTGGCGACGGTGTACCAAACGTCCTCAGTGCTGATAATTGTTTGGCGGTTGGTGAAAGGCAAAAGCCTATGACCAAAAAAAGAATGGAAGCATTGCTTAAAGAGAATGCTGAAATGGACGTGGAGACAACATTAAGATACAATCGTAATAAGGCAATGATTGACTTGTCTCAGGTACCCCAAGAATATAAAGATAAAATCTTAGCTAAATTTGCCGAAGAGAAACCCATCGGCAGAGAGAAACTCTTTAATTTCTTTGTCCAGAAAAAACTAAAAAACCTCATGACAGATATTCAGGATTTTTGATATGCCCATGCGACTATCCCTAGCGGAAATTGTAGACGAATTACCTAAACTTTCGAAAAAGGCCGACAAGATACAATGGCTTCGAAAGTACGATTCTATACCTTTAAGACAAGTACTCCGATTGACCTACGACAAATCTATTGAATTCTTAATACCTAATACACCACCGCCGTGGAAGAAAAACGATTACATTGGTGTTGAGGGTATGATGTATAATGAGGCTCGCCGTCTTCGAATTTTTGTCAAGGGTGGTGGATACGATAATTTACCCGTTTTAAAAAGAGAAAATTTATTCATCAGTCTTTTAGAAGACGTTGATAATAATGACGCCGAACTTCTTTGCAAGATGATTGCTCAGAAACCACTGAAGGGGCTTACAGCCAAGACCCTCGAAGAGGCATTTCCTACTATTTACGAGACGAGGATAGCGTAATGGCAAAGCGATATAAGAATTTCCGTAAAGGAAAATCTTCAGATCCCTATGCTGACGAATGGGGTGACATCAACGAAGACCGACGAAGGGAAAAGCAGAAGAAAGGTGGTGCTAAATACCAACGCCGGAATCGACGTGAAGAGAAATTCCAGACGTATCGAGATTGGCGAGATAATTAAAAATAATTTCAAAAAAGTGTTGACATTTCTCCAAATGTGTGATAGTATGACAATATGAAATGGAGAAGTAAAGCTATGAAGGACAAAGTAATCCTCACTGATTGTGATGGCGTCCTATTGGATTGGGAATACGGTTTCGCGACCTACATGAAAGATAGGTTCGGCCTCACTCCAATACGAAATGATGTATATTCTGTAGGTGACACCTATGGGATCACCAAAGCAAAGGGACGTGAATACGTTCGAATCTATAATGAGAGCGCTGCGATTGGTTCTCTCACCCCCTTCAGGGATGCGAAGAAATATGTGACCAAGATCTACGAAGAACTTGGTTATGTGTTTCATTGTATCACCTCACTCAGTACAGACCGACACGCTGGAGAACTTCGAAGGAAGAACCTCGAGACCGTATTCGGTAAGGGAGTCTTTGAAAAGATTGTCTGCCTAGAATGTGGTGCTGACAAGGATGAGGCCCTCGAAGAATATCGAGACACTGGTTGTCTCTGGGTCGAAGATAAATACCTCAACTGTGAGGCAGGAGAAAAGGTAGGACTTGATCCAATCCTCATTCATCATTCTCATAATAAGGATATGAAAACTCCTTATAAGACTGTGATGAATTGGCGTGAAATCTACGAATCGCTTATATAAATAAATGCATTAGGTGGAGTTTTATGCCAACATACGATTTTAGAGATACTAATACCCAAGAAGAGTTTTCTAAACTCATGTCTATCGCTGCGAAAGAAGAATATCTAGCAGCCAATCCTCATATACAGCAATTAATGACCGGTTTTCTGGGAATCGGTGACCCAGTACGTCTCGGGCTCAAAAAGCCCGATGCGAATTTTCGTGATGTGTTAAAAAAAGCAAAGGAGAACCATCCCGGTTCAAGAACAATAAAAAACACGATCAATGACTTCTGACTTAAGGGGTCATGCAAGGAGGTCCCAATGTCTAAACAGCAACGAAGACTCTCACGAAAAGAAAAAAGGAGAAATGAAAGCACTACAAACTACATAGTCAATAATCGATTCAACATGAGACGTATCGATCCTTTGACACCCTCGCAAGAGGAGTTCTTTGATGATTATACAAGGGGGTATAACATCGCTGCCGTAGGTACTGCAGGCACGGGTAAAACAATGTGCGCAATGTACCTTGGACTAAGAGATATCTTATCCAAACCTGATTATGAAAAAATCATCGTCGTACGGTCAGCCGTACAGACACGGGAGCAGGGTTTCATGCCCGGTAATAAACAACAAAAGGAGGCAGTTTTTACAACCCCTTACGCAGACATATGCGTAGATCTTTTCCAACGTGGAGACGCTTGGGATATTCTCAAACAAAAAAATATGGTGGAGTTCACCACCTCATCCTTCGTCAGAGGGCTTACCTTTGACAATTCAATCATCATCGTCGATGAATGCCAATCAATGACACTACACGAACTAGACAGTATCATCACCCGTGTCGGGGAATGCTCTAAAATCATCTTTTGTGGAGACACAAAGCAAGACGATCTAGCAACGAACAGACACAAAATGGATGTATCTGGCCTGCCTGAGTTCCTTCAGGTCCTAGAAAAAATCCCTTCATTTAGGGTTATCAATTTTGGTATCAACGACATCGTTCGTTCCGGTTTGGTCAAAGAATATATACTTGCCAAAGAGGGTTATAACCCCGAGAGGTTCTTAGAGGCAGTATAGTGGCCATCGGCGATCTAAAATACATAGTTAACAGTACCGGATTCGGTATTACGGAGGCGGGGTTCGATTCGGACCCCAATTCCAATACTCTACCCACGATCTTATCAAACGCGCATCCTTCTGATAGGGTGTTT